AGAATTACGGATGAATGGTAAACAGAAACAAGACTTTCCTAACAACTGGAAAAAGTACAAGGACTTAGACAGTGAGTCATTTATGCCCCATCCATTCCTTGATGTAATGGAATGGAAAGTACTTGGATGGGAACTACCTTCGAATGTCTTTTGTATTATCAGGGCCACACATCTAGACACTAAACAAGTCAAAGAGTATGTGTACCGAAAACCAAGATGGGCAGAACGAAAGGTAGATCATTTTTTCAAAGAAAGGACGCATGAACTCTGCATTACAACCCACGATTCACAACACTATGTCGGACCCTATCCACAAAGCATCCAAGACGAAGACGAAGATGAATTCGAGTTTTGAGTATCTTTGTGAAACTCTTTACATTGAGATTCTTAAGCATCCACACAAGGAAGAACTTGTTAAATTAATGCAAGAACAAGTAGCAGATGATACGTTATTACAAAACGTAAGTGAGTTTAAATACGGATAATCCTGCACAAATGGGACCACGCACATTTATGGTTTTCATAGGTATGCAGTTGGTGCATTTCATTGAAGCGTGTCGTCGTACAGCTATCAGATTCAGATGCACAAGTTCTTAAACTTTATGCAGCCAAGTGGGGTTTGACTCTTTCTCAAGCACTTGAGGAAATGTCAAGGTCGCACATCCATGGTTCAGCTGCCGTCTGTTCTTTTGCACGCGACTTGCTTAGTAATGAAAATGTATTAATTGACAAAAGAGCTGGTAAAGATTGCTTCGGTTATAAATGTCGATGCTGCACCTATACCTTGCAATGCCGCGTTGGTATGTATCAAGGTGATTGGGTCATAGCAGATCGTTACAAACATTTATTGATAGAAAACGAGTCTGAGGTTGATGTTTAAACTCAATAAATTAAGTAAACTTTCTTTCACCTGTTTTTGGCTCAATGATCATCCTTTCGTTCGGTAATTTCTATCTTGGATCTGATGCTCCCGATAGTGCGCCCTTCTTCGACCTTCAGATCCACTTCGGTATATACCGTCTAGAGTGGGGCAGCGCAATACCCAGTTCTAGTGAACCCAATCCGGAACCAAGTCACAGATGCACGGATGGAGAAGATCCATCTTGCGTTCGAACTGCTCCGATTGAGGGACCGTGAAATGCCTGGACAAGTTGCTTGTACTTTCTTTTATGTAGCCTCCCACGATGGCTGTCATAAGCAAGCACTTGAACAAGAGCTAAACATGACAACTGCTTCAGCCAGTAGAAACACAGATCTTTTATCTAAAGGTCGTGTTGGTCGTGGTGCTCAAGGACTGGGTTTAATCAAAAAGGAGGTAGACCCACACAACCGTCGACGTCAAACACTAGAGCTAACAACTCTAGGTAAAGACCTTGCCCGAATGATCAAACAAACCATCTATGACTGAAATCAAAACCTGGCAACAGGCACTTGATTACACGCTCACCACTCGCCATACGTGGAGACACGGCAATGGAAGTCAGGCTGCGAAAATCAACTGCAATCATTTCACACGACTGCGTGGATCTTCTTTCCCAGTTAAGAAGATAGCTCAACCTGTTATCGCTCAAATTTCTATTGAGCTTGAGGATGAAGGTAAGTCAGATGCAACTATCAACCGCATTGTCTCGGCTGTTAGTACTGTCTTACGCCACTGTGAATTTGATGGCTTAATTGAAAACGTCCCTAAATTTAGGCGTCGTAAAGAAGATGAAGGCCGAGTTACTTGGTATACCAAGGACGAGGTTACTAAATTGCGCTATGTGTCCACTAATGTATTTCAACGCGAAGACTTAAGTGACATCATTGGATTTGCTGCCTATACAGGTATGCGCCAAGGAGAAATACTTAAGCTTCGTAAGAAAGACATAGATCTTGTCGCTAACAAGATTCACGTTGGCGGTGTTCCTACACAAACCACAAAAGCCAAAAACTGGAGGGCTATTCCTATTCATGAATCAATTCTTGGGATGGTCGCAGATCGCTGTTCACAATCATCACGCTCCGATATTCGGATCTTTGGTGACGAGTGGAGAGACAAGGACCAGCTCCTAAGAGCCTTTAAAAAGGCAAACAGGCTGATTCCCAAAGATGAGGCTTACGTCTTCCACACACTGCGTCACAGCTATGCCACCTGGCTTGCTGAGGCAGGAGTGCCCATCAGATCGATACAAACGCTCTGTGGACATAAAAGAGTGGAAACCACTTTGCGTTACGCCCACGCCTCAGATACAGCTCTCACGGACGCAATGCTTGCCATCTAAGCGCGTCTAACGGGGCACTCAGTTACCCTTGTTCCTGAGCAACACCCCATTTCAACTGGCACACTGTGACAGCTGAAACCCAGAGCCCATCTGGCGGAATTGGTAGACGCGCTGGTTTTAGGTTCGAGCGCGATTCCGTAACACTTACGTATAGGTCAGGGTTAAATCCCTGGCCTTCCTTTCTATGACACCTGTCCACTAAGGATAGGTTCTAATCACCGGTTCTAACGCGGATTTTTATTGACAACCTTTGAAGAAATCGGTGCTCAAATTAAACTTGAGCGAGAGCAAATCAAGCGTGGACTTGAAAAGCTACACGGCAACACTAAGCAACTAGAGGCTAAAAGTTATTCAAGTGCAAGTGTTTACGGTGTATCTTCAATTGAACAGCTCTTGCCTGTTTTAATTGCACGGATTAAAGAAACACATTTACGCATTAAAAAAGGAGTCGCTGGCACTAACTTCAAAGAAATTAAGCCATTCCTTGACGAACTTGATGCTGAATCTGCCGGTGCTATTGCTAGTAAAGTAGCTTTTGACGCTGTATTCAGTGCTAAACGAAAAGCAAACTTGTTAGCCAATGTCACTGATTGCATTGGTTTAGCAATTGAACAGGAATGCATGTTGCGTCATTACGAACGCACATGTCCCGGTCTTCTGCACACACTGCAAAAAAACTATTGGCATAAGTCCATTGGCACCACCCAAAAGGTGACTGTCATCCGCACCCTTATGAATCGCTATGACGTAGATCATTGGAAGCCTTGGGGACGAGCCAATCGTGTCCGTTTAGGTGGATGGCTGCTCAACTGTATTTGTGAAGTGAGCGGCTGGTTCAGTATCGATACACGTCAGGAAGGGCGTAAGCGTGTCAACTACGTGATCCCTACGCCTGAGTTCATAGCGATCAAAGATCAGCTCATGGAATCAGCTGAAATGTTTAGTCCTATTGCCTGGCCAATGATCGTTCCTCCAAATGATTGGCAGGCTGACGGTACTGGTGGTGGCTACATCCTCAATGAGGTTATGGAGGGCTACGACATGGTTCGTCGCGGTATGAAGCAGTGTATACAGGGAAAGATCCCAGTTGATTTTCTGAATCACATTCAGCAAACCAGCTACACCCTCAATCCATTCATTGTTGACGTTGCAAAGACGCTGCAAGAGCGTGGTATTGGGGTTGGTAAGTTCATCCCTGTTATTGAAGTTCCTCTGCCTCCTAAGCCTGTAGACATTGCTGACAACAAAGACTCACGCAAAGACTACAGACGAAGAGCAGCAGAGGTAATGAATACCAATGCTCAAGCCTTCAAGCGTTCATGTCGTACACGTATGACAATGAATGCTGTTGAAGTGTTTGAAAAGTATGAGAAGTTCTACATTCCGTGGTCGTTTGACTACAGAGGTAGGTGCTATCCAATCCCTGCGTTTCTTACACCGCAAGGAGACGACTTCTCTAAGTCACTACTCTTGTTTCACAATCAAGCGTTAATGACGCCTGAAGCAGAAGATTGGTTGGCGTTCGAGTGTTCGACAACATATGGAAACTCTAAGCTTCCTATGACTGAACGAATTCTTTGGACGTTAGATAATCATGATCTAATCACCGCCGTCGCTACCGATCCCATTGGCAACCTGTCCACTTGGGAAGGAGCAGACGAGCCTTGGCGTTTTCTGGCTTCGTGCGATGCTTACTACCATTCCGTAATTTTGTGTGATAGAAATTACACAAATCTGCCAGTCGCAGTAGATGCAACTGCTTCAGGACTTCAAGTGCTGTCGGGGTTATGCCGTTGTGCATCAACTGCAAAGCTTGTCAATGTACTGCCTAGCGACACACCACAAGATGCATATTTAGTTATTGCAGAAACTTGCATTGATTCCATACCAGATCGGATAAAACCTTTTTGGGATAGAAAGAAAACCAAGCGGACTGTGATGACTATTCCTTATAATGCAAAGCCATTCTCTAACCGTTCTTACATTAGAGAAGCGTTAAGAGAAGATGGTATTGAAGTAGAAAAGGAAGAGCTTACTCAGATTGTTAATGCAGTCAGAGAAGCTATGTGTCTTAAGTTTGAAGGGCCAATGAAGGTCATGAAGTGGATTGAAGAAGAGGTAGGTAAAGCTATTGATAGAGGCGCTAGTAAATTAACTTGGACTACTCCATCAGGGTTCGTAGTAACGCAGTCTTTGATGAAGAAACAGGTTGAACGTGTTCAGCTTCAGTTGCTTGGTAAATGTAATATTTTTGTAGCAACAGCTGACAAGAATGAAGTTGACAAATTACACCACCTAAATGCTACTTCACCAAATCTAATCCATTCGCTCGATGCAAGTCTCCTCCACCTATCTGCACTACGCTTCAACGCTCCGTTGGCCCTCATACACGACTCGGTTCTATGTCGTGCTACTGACATGTCTACTCTTTCAACCATTGTTCGTGAGACATACATGCACTTATTTGCAGAACAAGACTACTTAAAGTCTTGGGCTGATCAGATAGGCGCTGAAACTGAACCCCCAATTATTGGAACACTGAACCCTGAATCAGTAATTAACTCCACCTATTTTTTCTGTTAATGACCCGTAACACATTTGTAACTCCAGAGCCTGTTGTCCTTGAAGGATATCAAGCTGTAATGACACCTTCTAAATTTGGCTATTCACTTGGCGCACTAGTCGATGAATCAATGGTTGAAGCACTAGAAGAAGACCGTACTGAATCCCTTAAGTGGGCTGAATCAAAACTAAAAAATCCAAAGCGTTCAGTACTTAAGCCTGAACCTTGGGAAGAAGTAAGTAAAGGAAAATATAAAGTAAAGTTCAGTTGGAATGAAGATGCACGTCCGCCTGTAGTAGATACTGACGGCACTGTTATCACTGATGAGCGTCTACCTCTATTTAGTGGTTCAAAAGTAAAGCTTGCTTTATTCCAAAAGCCTTACATCTTGCGAGATGGTGTCACCTATGGCACCAGTTTAAAACTGAAGGGTATTCAGGTTGTCTCGCTGTCTTCATCAGCTGGTGTTGATGTAGGAGATATGTCTACTGAAGATGTCGTTGATCTATTCGGCACAACAGCTGGATATAAAGCAATGCTTCCAAATGTAATCCCAGCTGAACCTAGTTCTGTTGAAGACGACGACGACGACTTCTAAATGGCATTCCGATCAGGACTTGAGGAGAAGGTCGCGGATCTTCTCTGCAACCTGGATGTCAAGTACGAATACGAAACAGAGAAAGTACCTTACACAATTCCACACTTATACACGCCAGACTTTTTGTTACCGAATGGTGTTGTGCTGGAATGTAAAGGGTACTGGGATGCTGCAGACAGACGGAAGATTAAAGCCGTTAAGCAACAGCATCCTGAGTTAGATCTTCGTATGGTCTTCCAGGCTCCTTACAACACAATCTCTAAAAAATCTAAGACAACTTACGCAAAGTATTGCGAAAAATTAAACATACCTTGGTGCTCCTTTGCGAACATCCCACTCAAATGGCTCACATAACGAGTCTGAATTTGTAAGACACATGCCGTGTTCAGTGTGTGGTTCATCTGATGCCAATAGTGAGTACACAGATGGCCATACATTTTGCTTCAAATGCCATACACACAGTAATGGCAACACAACCACCAATCACAATCATCGCGTGTCCAATGTACAACTCCAAGGATCAGCCAGACGGCTGCAATCAAGAGGAATTTCTGAACGTACCTGTGAACTATTCAAGACCTACAAAGATGGTACGATCCTACGCCACTATTATTTCGACAGTTCTGGAAAGGTTGTCGGAGCAAAAGTAAGGACAAAAGACAAACAGTTCCGTTGTGAAGGTGAGGTTAACAGTCTGTATGGGATGCAGATCTTTAGGCACAAAACAGCCAAAGATCAAAAGCTGATCATTGTTGAAGGTGAAATGGATGCGATGAGCGTCTATGAGTGCCAACCTTGGCCAGTTGTTTCCATTCCTAATGGTGCAGCTGCAGCCAAAAAAGCGATTCAAAAAAATTATGAGTGGATCAATCATTATGACAAAATTATTTTGTTTTTTGATAACGATCCGGCAGGCCAGGAGGCTGCTAATGAGGCCGCTAGTGTATTACCACCTAGCAAGACTTACATAGGCTTTCTAGACGATTTTAAAGACGCCTCAGAGGCTTTACAGGCTGGTGATACTGAAGCAGTAAGAGCTGTATGTAATTACAACCATGCTCAATATCGACCTGACGGTATTGTTAATGCCAAAAATCTTTTAGAGCTTGTAACTACACCTGAACCGCCATCCGATTATGACTACCCATTTCCAACACTCAACGAAAAGCTACAAGGGATCAGACGGAAATCACTTATTACGGTTACTGCAGGCTCTGGGATCGGAAAATCAAGCTGGCTCAGACAGGTATGTGCTCACATTCTCGGTCAAGGAATCGGGTGCTCTTATTTGGGACTTGAAGAATCTAATCGAAGAACAATCCTCGGACTCATGTCAGTCGCCGTTGGAAAGACTTTACACGTCGGTGAACAACAACGAGGCGAGTTAACAGAGTATTTTGACCAGACAGTATCTGGCTGGGATCTTAATCTCTTTGATGGGTTTGGTTCATTTGATCCTGATCACATCTGCGACAAGATTGAGTACATGGCTTCAGGCTTAGATACAAAAGTCATTTTTCTAGATCACTTGTCAATTCTGCTTAGTGGTCTTGAAGGTGATAACGAACGTGTGATGATTGATCGCACAATGACTAAGTTGAGATCACTAGTCGAGCGTACAGGCATAACACTTTTTCTCGTATGTCATACATCATCACCACCCAATGGAGGAAGCCATGAAGAAGGAGCAAGAGTCCAGCTGCGATCACTTAGAGGATCCAGAAGCGTGGGCCAATTGTCAGATTGCGTCATTGCGCTCGAAGCAAATCAGCAGAGCGGATCTGAATCAAATCTTACAACTTTGCGAGTCCTTAAAGATCGCCACACTGGCTCTACTGGCGAAGTCTGCCAACTGAAATACGACAAATCTACAAGTACATTTAATGAATCAGGAATTGCAGCAGTGTTCGACCAAGAACCAGATTATTAAACCTAACCCACCTACAGCTGAAGCAATTAAAAAAGCACAGTTCGTAGATAAAACATACCAATGGACTAATGCTCGTATTCGATCTAGAGACTGACGGTCTACTTGATGATGTTACCAAGATCCACTGCCTTGTTATTTATGACAGCGAAGATGACACAACCTGTATTTACAACGATCAGGGTAGTCAAGAACCGATTGTCCGTGGAGTACAACGACTAGAAGATGCAGATGTTTTAGTCGGGCACAATATTATTGGCTTTGACTTACCTGTACTCCAAAAGATTTACCTATGGTTTGATCCGCAAGCTTTTGTGTTGGACACACTGCTTCTTTCTAGGCTCTATCACACTGATAGGGCAGAGACAGATAAGCAGCTAGATATTTCACGTATGCCATTACAGCTACGTGGACGCCATTCATTGGAGTCATACGGCTACAGACTAGGTGAATACAAAGGTGAGTTTGGAAAGACTACCGACTGGCAGGAATGGTCTCCAGAAATGGAAACCTACTGCGCCCAAGATGTACTAGTAACCACCAAATTATGCGACCACTTCCACCAATACCTGAGTGGGTCAAGCTAGAGCACGACGTTGCTCGACTATTAACTAAACAAGAACTACATGGATGGTATTTTGATGAACGCGCTGCATGGGAACTTGCATCGTCTCTCAGAAAACAACTTGAAGAAACTCACAAACTATTACTTAACAGGTATCCTTACGTTGCCGGACCAGTATTTACTCCTAAGCGAGATAATCGGACCACAGGCTATGTCAAAGACGCTCCGTTTACCCGTTTAAAAGACACAAACATTACCTCAAGAGATCATATTTCATGGATATTGCAGACGTATCATGGTTGGAAGCCGACCCAGATGACAGCTACTGGGAAGCCGATTATCGACGAGGTTGTACTGAAGGAGATGGCTGCATCAGGTGGGCCATCAGTTGCTTTGGAGTTTCTGAAATGTCTCGATATTACGAAGAGCTTGGGGATGATCTCCGAAGGCACCAACGCATGGCTCAAGCTATGTACGACTGCTAAACGTATACATCACCATTGCTCAGTTGCAACAGTTACGCACAGATGTGCACATCGAAACCCAAACCTTGGACAGACAAAAAGTGACCCCGAATTCAGAAAACTATTCCAAGCAACACCCGGCCAAGTCATGGTTGGTGCTGATCTTTCTGGCATTGAACTTAGGCTGCTCGGCCACTACCTTGCTCGTCATGACGGTGGCAGGTATGCGGATATCCTCCTCAATGGAGACATTCACCAAGTTAATGCCGACGCCCTCAAAGTTACTCGAAAGCAAGTTAAAACCATCAGCTATTGCTTCACCTATGGCGGGGGAAATGTCAAGCTTGGACATACCTTTGATCCGCAATTAAGCGAAGAAAAAGCCAAAGCTAAAGGTGCTCAGATCAGGAAACAGTTTGTAGAAGCAATTCCCGGTCTTGATAAATTACTAGCAGGCATTAAAGAAGCAAGTAAAAGGGGCTACATCAAATCAATAGATGGGCGTCACATCAAAGTTGACAGCCCACACAAGGCATTAAATATGCTCTTGCAGTCATCGGCGGCATGTGTCGCGAAGCGATGGATGGTAATTACAAACGACACTATTAAACAAACAGGGCTGTGTGCATCACAGCTCGCATTTATACATGACGAACTCCAATACGAATGTTCCGCTGAACACGCAGCTGACCTTTCAACATCCTTGGTATTTAGCAGCCTCGCAGCTGGAGAATATTACAAACTCAGAATTCCAATCGAAGCAGAAGCAGTTATCGGCCAAACGTGGGCTGACACACACTAGTACTTTTGACTCTAATAGATGTGGCGACATTATGGAATTAACCGTATGTCGTGATGCCTTATTACGTGGTGCAGATGTATTTAGAAATGTCTCCTGTGTAGGTAAAGCTGATCTTATTTTCATGAAAGAAGGTGACGTTCTAAAGGTTGACGTGAAGACTCTTTACCTCGATCCGCGTAGCAATACGTATGCCTCAAACTCTGAAAAACCATTGCCAGGTATCTACCACGTTTTTATTGACAATGAAAACTGGAAGCCACGTTGGAACAAGCGACATGTACCTTCAGGTTGGGAGAACTTTTGGGATTGAAATTACTAATTGATGCAGACTTCATAGTCTATAAATCTTGTGCAGGTGCCGAAGATGAAATTGATTGGGGTGATGACGTAATCACAGTCATCAGTAAGTTTTCAGAAGCCTACAAAAATGTCGTCCGTGATCTTACAAAGATTAAGGCTGAATTTATGTGGGATGTACCTGAAATGATTTTGTTCTTCAGTGACTCTAGGAATTTTAGGAAGAAAATTTATCCTGATTACAAGGGTCATCGAAATCGTAAAAAGCCATGTGGTTATCGCCGCGTCATTACTGAACTAGGTAAAAACTACGAAGTGATTAGGTTGCCTGAGCTGGAAGCTGATGATGCCATGGGTATCTACGCAACAGCACATGAGGGCAATGTCATCTGCTCACCGGACAAAGACATGCGTCAGATACCTGGCAAGTTATTTGACATGAAAGAGTTGACCACGATTGACCCTATAGAGGGTGCTAAGTGGCATCTAATTCAGACACTAAGCGGTGACCAAACCGATGGCTACAGCGGCGTTCCTGGAATAGGAATCAAACGGGCAGTTGCTTTGTTTGAAGAGGATGGTTACACATGGCAGACGGTAGTCAAAGCTTTTAAAGCTAAAGACTTGACAGAAGAAGATGCGCTCATAAATGCACGACTAGCAAAGATCCTTACCTGTAACGACTATGACCCAATCCAACATACCGTCATTCCTTGGACCCCCGCCTCCGATTATCGAGCTGACAGTTGAGCAGTCATTCAAGATTAGAAGACTTGAAGACTTGCTTCCTAAAGCTGATAAAGAAGACATCATCACATTGTTCATGGCATTACAACGTCAAAACTTTGCCTTAGCTAACACCGTATCCAACCTAGTAAAACAATGGCCAAATCACCTGCCTACTACACCAGAGGCACCATCGAATGCTGGGACTTCATAAGAGACCAGGAACTTAATTATCACCTTGGCTGTGCAATCAAGTACATCTGCCGTGCTGGTCACAAAGATAACAAACATCTAGATCTTGTTAAAGCAATCCACTATTTAGAAAATGAATTATACTACACACCAAACGTTAATGGACCAGGCGGAGGAATTCCGCGCAGCTTACAATCTTACGACGAATGGGAATCAGAGGCAGACTCAAAAGGCTTTGATTGATGAAGAGTGGAGTGAGTTCCATGAGGCATATCACCACGAACCAGAAGAGAACCAACTAAATGAACTAGCTGATCTTGTCTATGTATGCTTCCAGTATGCAGCATCCCAGGATTGGGACCTAGACGAGGCTATGAGACGTGTTCACAAAGCGAACATGTCAAAGCTAGGTGAAGATGGTAAGCCTATCTACAGAGGCGATGGCAAGGTTCTGAAGGGACCAAACTTTAAGAAAGCAACTTTTGAAGACTTAGTATGAAAAAAAGAGTACTCGTTGCTTGCGAGTATTCAGGAAGAGTAAGAGATGCTTTTACAGATAATGGATGCTTTGCAGTTTCCTGTGATCTGCTGCCAACAGAATCAACTGGCTATCACTATCAGGGTAATGTGACTGACATCTTAAATGATGGTTGGGATCTAATGATTGCCCATCCTCCCTGTACACATCTAGCTGTATCAGGCGCTCGTTGGTTTAAGGATAAACAATACGAGCAGCAGGAAGCTTTAGATTTTGTCAGGCTGTTAATGGATGCACCTATTAAAGCTTGGTGTATTGAAAATCCAGTATCGATTATCTCTTCTAAAATTCGCAAGCCAGATCAAATCATACAACCATGGCAGTTCGGTCATGGCGAAACTAAAAAAACTTGTCTTTGGTTAAACAACTTAAATCCACTACAGCACACCAGTGTTGTCGATGGACGAGACAATAATATCCATCGAATGCCACCAAGTGCTGATCGATGGAAAAAAAGATCCACCACTTTTCAAGGCATAGCTGACGCTATGGGTGAACAGTGGGCTTATATTTTAAAATAATCAATGACTAATTTAATCTCTCGAACAGGGCGAGTTCAATCCTGGATGAACGATCCTAGTGGTCGCCTACCAGTCAGCTGCACAGTGTTTGTAGTTGACAATGAAATGGAAGGTCCTAATGGGATTGAGGCCAGCTGGCGCTTCGCGAGCCACGCCCTGAGATATGGGGCAGGTTGTGCTATTCACCTAGACAATCTTGACCCGAAAGGTTATGTGCGGGAGTCAGGTGTAGTTGCATCTGGCCCTGTAAGTTTCGGTAAGATTTATAGCACCTTAAATGAAATACTTCGTAGAGGTGGGGTGTACAAAAATGGTGCGATTGTTCTCCATATTTCCCTTAATCATGCCGATGCTCTTGAGTTCATTACTACTCCTAGATCCGAACTTCCTTGGGTCAAGCGATGCATCAACATCACTGAAGAGTGGTGGCAGGATTGTACGTTCAAGGAAGAGCTACTACACGGAATCAAGTCCGGTGACATCTGGTTAAACAAAGTTAAGTATGACAATGAAGGAAACAGAATCAGGGGCAACGTTTGCCTTGAAGTGTACCTGCCCAGCCGAGGCACCTGTCTTTTGCAGCACATCAATCTCGGTGCCTGTGAATTTGACGACATTCCACGAGCTTTCTTTGAAGGGATGCAGGAACTGTGTGCCTTACATGGCAGAACTGGTGTTGGCGATTCAGGAGAATATCTCCCCAGTGAAACAGATCGACAGGTCGGCCTCGGAATGTTGGGACTTGCCAACCTCTTACGAAGGTACGGAGTAACTTACGAGCAATTCGGTGAAGCGCTTGATCAATATAATCGCTTCAGAAGTAAACCATTTCACTCAGCTGCTTATGAACTTGTCTGTCAAATTGCTTCAGGAATTAACCAAGCAGCCGCAGTCGCTCGCAACGCTAATATGGTTCGAGCCTTT